GTAAGTCGTTAGCCTACATCACCCATTCTCTCACGAGAAGGGGACCCACCCAACCTTGTAACCAAGGAGACCATTGCGGGGAATAACACCCCCGCGCCGATTCCCGGTGCCATAGGTAGCGCAAGCTAGTACAACACTAGGCTCGAAATGCCCAAAAGATACTACTCTGTATCGATGGGGCCTCAAGGCCTTGATGTACCGTATGCTGTTTCGCGTCCGTGTCGTCCAGTTGCTTACTTGATCGTGAATGACCAAGTCACCGAGTTCCTTGGGACCTCGGCAGATTCGCACCCTTGTGGGGATAGAATCAAGTATACTGAACCAAGCACGCCTATCAAGATCAACACCGCATAAAGCGAGTCTCTCCGTAAGCGCGCTAAGGCCGTTCGCGAAGACAACATTGTCTTGAGGCTCATTTGGCAGCTCCTTCAAAAAGTAGGGACGTACCGGTTTCCCGGCAAAGTAATCGCCCCCACAACTCTCACGGAACTGCTCTTCACCCATAAAGGATTTCTCCTCATTTAAGGTAAAGCCAAAGAACCCTAAGACCGACTTCAGAGGACGGGCAAAATCGTTTTTAACGATTATGTCGTCGCCGAACACAAAGACATCGCAGCCCAATTTGCCTATACCGCCCATCTCGCGAGAGACGGCACAAGCAATTGCTGCGAAGATAATTGTCTCAAGTTCGAACGTGAAGCCGTTACCCATGCTTGAAAACTTCTCAAGCACGACCCACTTACCCTGGAAATAGGTCTTTGGAGACCGCAGATCATTTAACTGATCAAACCAGGAGTGAGGGAGCAGGAGCTCAACTAGACTCCTACTCACGGTGTCGCTTGCATTTGAGAGATCGAGAGTAGCAAACTCTCCCGTCACAGAGGACTCGCAGGCGACCTGCCTGTGTCTGTCTTGTGCGTGATCTAAGTCCCACCCTGTCGTCCTTTTGAGACGACGCCTCAGTTGCTTTCCTAAAGCTAACTGAAAGAACACGTTGATCGACGGCTCCACAGCTATCGATCGGTGTGTCCTGGCATTTTTCGGGGCCGTCGAATAACGGTTCCCGGGGACAAAGTTCATCTCTCCCGAACGTTGCGCCACACTGGCGCCCCATTGGGTCCCTAGCCATTGCGGCAGGTACCAACAAGCGTTCGGAGTTAATGCTGGGTCTGACGACATTTTGTCTGGGATAGTGGCTCTCCCAGCTCGGTCGGAAAACGTCGCACCCGGTCCAAAGCGTCCCTGAGCAAGCTCAGGAGGCCGAGGACCGATCCATTCGAGAACTATTTTTCGAATAACGTCCAAAAGGGCGTCAACGTGAGCTTCCCTGTCGGCAGCGAGCCGATGTTTAGGGAGGTAGCGCTCAAGTCTCTCATTGGCCCGATAGCAGTCTCGCTCGCCTTCAATCCATTTCTCAATGGCGTTGGCTCGACGATCGCAGGAAGTCGGCAGGTCCTCAAGTTTCTTGAGGAGCCCCGCTGCTGCGGCGTCTTTAGCGTAGAGTGAGCAATCGGTGTACTTACGCGGATCCACATAAACTTGTGAGATCCCATCCCAGTCGCCTTTGTCGAGCATTTCTGCAAGATTCAAAGCTAAAGGAGTTCCGAGGCTAGCGTAAACTCGCATAGCCGTACGCACCACATCATTTGGTAGCGAACCACTTTTCATCGTACTCTACCCCCGCTTGTTAGTTCGGGGAGTAGCCCGCGGCCATCGCCTGCTTGACCAACGTCGCCGCCAAGAGATTACATCCTTGGTAAATGGCTTCGTTGATGTTTGCAGCCGGAATGGCCTGGGGAATGGTAACGATGCCGTCGAACAGTACACGATCCTTCGCACTGTACAGGGTTGTCGTCGAGTCTTGGACCGCGTAAGGCGCAACGAAGTTGAACTTCATTTGCCGCGCGGTCTTCGGACCGTTGGACTGACCCCAGAGCTTGAAGACGTTTCTGAGACCGACGGGGAGCGCTGCGTTCGCACCAGTGTCCTGGCGCCACACCGCTGGGGAGCCATCTCCCCCACTTGCTGACAGCTCGTCATACACGATGTCTGTCACGCCGTCAAATTTCTTGACGGTCAAACTTGCCATAGCTGGCATTTTTCTTCTTTCTGCCGTTTAAAACGGACGTAAAGGAACTTACCGATATCAACCTTCCCTTGTCACTCATGGGGTATTCTCGCCAAAGCGCGAAGCTTCTTCAACTCTAGCAAGAGCTCCTGATCAGACGTATCCTTTAATTTCTCCCTCGAAACAGGCCAGGGATGGCCATGCTTGTCGAGACAGAGTTGGGCATACGTCATATAGTCAGATTCGAGTTCTTGCCGAGCTGCAGAAATTTCGTTAGCCATGGTAGTCTACCTTAAGTGACGTGAGTAAGTCGACGTGGACCCTGGAAGTTGCTGAACTAAGAGCGCGATCGCAGTTGCGGCGCGCCCCCAATTCGGTGGCTTATAGGGTTTGAGATGCAGGCTTGGGAGTGTCAACCCCAATTCTCGCGACATGTTCATGTACTCAGCCACACACGCATTTCCTGGAGGGCTATCGTATGGGTTATACGAGCCATAGGTTTGCGTGCCGACCTGGTACCATGTCGTGAAAGCGTCTGCGACGCTTAGCCCGTAGAAATCAGTACCCATCGAGAGGTACTGCTCCACGTTGAAGAACCAATTGCTCAAGAAGCTCCAAGGGATAACTTCATAAGCAACCATCAGCGGGTTTGCTAGGCCCAACCGATTTGCTAGCACGATGTTTGGGTTTATCACCGACACCGTACACGCCATCTTGCAAGTGATTTTGCTACTCACCACTTTAGAATCAGAGAACACCAGGCTACCCCATTGGGTGAAGTGCGACTCCTTAAAGTCGTACGGCCCCGAGGCACTCGCCTTGATTCTTACATTCTGCTGTGGCTTTGACAACACACTGACAGCCGCCTGGATCCCCATAACCATGGGTCTCCATCCGAAGTAGAACTCTAGCCAGTTATTCGCGTAGGATTGCCAGTAACCCACTTTTGGTGGGACAACCGACATACCAAGAACGCGGGCTGCGCCTTTGAAGTCCATTCTTCTGATC